TACTGCTGACTTAAATGGACCATATCCTACAGCTAAAGGAATAACATTATTAGCTTCTGATACTGTATCTAAAATACTAGGTTGGTCAGGTAACCAGTCTTTAAAAGCTATGCGTTGTACTGGCATATTAAGACTTCATAATATAACAAAGTGCATAGTAAGGAGGTAAGTTAGCATTAGTGCCACTAGAACCAGAAGAAGCATTTGTTGTAGCAACTGTAATACCTGTTGTTTGAGAATTAGTGTTTCTGCTTGCACCTGGATTATCAGCACCTTGAATGTATGCGCCACCACCGTTTGGTGTACCACCAGAAGCATTTGCAATTACATGTAAGTGACCAGGGTCTGTTACTGTTGAAGTTGCAGTATGGGTATGAGATACGACAATAGCGTCTGCACTACCACCTGTTGCACCTACAGCGTATGTAGATGTAGCACCTACTACGAAACGGTTACGTAAGTCTGGTGTAGAACTTGAACCATCACATAATAACCAACCACTAGGAATAGATGCTGAAGAACCTGACCATAGCATTATCATACCAGCTACAAACGTATTACCCCATGTAGGTGTTGTACTGCCACCTGCTGATAACAATACTTGACCAGAAGCACCTGCAGTTCCGTCTAGTCTAAATGCACCTGTAATGTCTACTGTGCCTGAAGAAACTAATGTGCCTGCTACTGTAAATGGGTCACCACTAGAACCTGTTTGTTGGTCTTTTAGTAATGCCATTAAGCTACGAACAGCGTTGTTTAAGTTAGCTGGTGAACATCCTTCAGCAATATTGATATTGGTAATATCGGTATTATCTGCTGCGGTTGCACTAAATTCTGAAATTTTGGTTTTTGCCATTTTTTATCCTTGTCTAAGCCATGTATCTGATGATGGTGAAATTGTTGTCCATGTGTCTGAACTTGCTGATGATGGTGTCCATGTATCTGAAGATGGTGTGACAGGTGTCCATCCTTCACCTTGTATAATTCCGTTTGCTGTAACTGTGGCTATAGGTGTAATAGATGCACTTGCACCTGCTATAATACCACCTAGACAATAGACACTAGCATTAGCGACTATACTGCCTTCACCACTTACTTCATAACCTGCTAAACAAGATACAGTTGCATTTCCTGTAATACTTGCAGCATTTGTTCTAATCACTACATAATTGAGTTCTACTGAACCGTTAGCAATAATACTTGCTGAACCTGTAATCTCAAACGAACCTAAAGCAGTTACAGTAGCGTTACCTGTAATTGAACCTACACCATCTCTTATGCGTAAGTAAACAGCACTTACATTAGCAGTTCCGTTTATAGAACCAGTATTTAATCGTATTCTTGTTGCACTACTTGTAACTGTTGCGTCTGCTGTAATAGCAGCACTAAATGGTTTTATCGCATTAGCATTAGCAGTAACGGTAGCGTCTGCATCTATTTGAGCAGAGGCTAATACTATGCCACTTATCTTGCCTAGCGTGCTAAACGAGGTTTCAGCAAATGCGCTTATGCCAAACATTATTTATCCTTTAAACTAATTCTTTCCAAGAAGTGGTATTTTCATCCCATGTATATTTTTTATCGTCTGTAGGATAGTCTACAGGAGCTTTCCATTGGCAAGTATCTTCATCTAATAACCATGAGTTATATGGTTTAGGAGGAATGAAAGCATCACGACCTTCATCATAAGTATATCCAATACCAGCATAGTTCTTACGGATATTGCCATTATAAGATGTTTGTTTCCAAGTGCCACCTAAAAGATTAGAGCAAAAGTCTATACCTTTTTGTTCTGACTCTTGTCCATTTTCATCAAGAATGTCTTGATTAGATACTACTATTACTTGTTTTACTACGTTGTTTTCTAAACACGCAAAATGAGCCAATTTGTTTCCCCTTAATTAATAATTGCGAGCAAACTCGCCATGATATTTACTTCTAGCTTCTTGTGCTACCAAGTCAGCTAATTCTATGTCAGCAAAATAACCAAATATTTTTCTTACACCATTAATATTCATACATACTCTCCATTTATTCATTCCTTTATCAAAATGAACATTTTTAAATGGTGATGCACTATTTTTATGATGTTTTTTATTTAAGCAATTTTGCTGTTGAGTTACTTCTCGTAAATTCTCAATTCTGTTATTATATCTATCACCATCTATATGGTCAGTTACTTTTGGTAAATAACCATGATGATATAAAAATATAACCCTGTGTAATGCTACTGCTTTACCATTAATACCTATTCTTAAATACCTATGCCATTTTGACTTTGAACATTGAACAACCTTACCATTAGAATTACGAATTAACTCGCCATCTTTGTAGGTAAATTTTTCTTTTAAATATTCTTGAGTAAGCATTATTTCCTTTAAGTTAAGCTGTATAAGTGCCTGAGGCTGTAAATGTTAATATAGTGTTAGCACCACTTGTTGTAATAGTAGGGCTTCCTGTTGTAGTTCCTGTGTATTTAGTTGTTGGCACAGATAATATTACCACGCCTGAGCCGCCATTACCTGTTGCAACTCCTGCAATTACACCTGCTGTTCCGCCACCACCACCACCACCGCCGCCTGTGTTAGCTGTTCCTGCTGTTGCATTTGTTCCTGTTCCTACACAACCATTGCCACCACCACCAGCGCCACCAGTTCCTGCTGTGCCTGAATTTGCATCTTTACCACCTCCACCACCACCAGCGTAAGTTACAGAACTTCCTGTAATACTAGATGCTGTACCAGCTCCGCCATTACCACCAGCAGATGCTGTGCCAGCAACTCCTGTAGCACTTGCTCCACCACCACCGCCAGCACCACCATAAGATGCAAAACCATTACCACCAGTATTACCTTGTCCGCCAGTTCCAGCAGCTCCAGTTGTATTTGCCTGAGAAGCGCCACCTCCACCTGAGCCACCTGATGCAGCTCCTGTTGCGTCTGCGTCACCCCCCTTACCACCACCTGTAGCAGTAATAGTTGATATTCCAGTACCAGATAAAACAGAATTAGAACCAGAAGTTGAATTTGATACACCACCGCCACCAACAGTAACTGTATAAGCATTTCCTACCAATAAGAATGTAGATGATGTTAAAAGACCACCTGCTCCGCCACCACCAGCTCTTGTTCTTCCGCCACCACCGCCACCAGCAACTACTAAGTAGTCTATAGAATAAGCAGGAGTTAAACTTCCGCTTGCAGTAAATGTATGTATTGTGTTTCCACCTGATGATGTTACAGTTCCGCCTGTAAATATTTGTGAGCCAGCGTATGAAATGATAACTGTTCCGCTACCACCATTACCTCCGTTACCACCACCTGAAGAACCTCCACCACCGCCACCACCTAAATTAGTTTCACCATTTCCACCATTACCACTTGTTACTCCAAGTCCGCCACCGCCTGTGCCAGCAGTTCCTGCAGTAGGGCTTGTGCTTCCTGCACCACCTGCTCCACCTCCTGCGTATGTTACTGATGAACCACTAATGCTTGAAGCAACACCATTACCACCATTACCACCAGTATTAACAGTTGAACTTCTACCTGTACCTGCTGCTCCAGCTCCGCCACCACCTGATGATGCGGTTCTATATGTTCCTGCTGGAGTGCTACCACCTGCAAAACCTTGATTGGCTGTTCCTGCTCCACCTGCGTTGCCTGAACCTGAAGCTCCACCGCCGCCTGAACCACCTGATTGTGCAGTTCCTGTTCCTCCACCGCCTGCTCCATCACCTGCACCACCTCCACCACCTGTAGAAGTTTTTGTAGTAATACCTGTGCCAGCTATAGAAGAATCACCACCATTAGTTCCATTAGCACCACTAGCTGTTGAACCTGCACCACCTGAACCAACAGTTATTGTATAAGTAGCTGGATAGTATAAAGTTAAAGCAGATTCTGCTGATGCACCACCACCTGAAGTTCCTGCTGATGTTCTAAAACCACCTGCACCACCAGCACCAGCTAAATCATCACCAGCTCCACCACCGCCAGCCACTACTAAAAAGTCTGCTGTAACTGCTGTAGCAGGGACTAATGTTCCTGAAGCTGTGAATGTATGAATTTGGTTACCACCTGAAGTAGTAACTGTGCCACCTGTGAATTTAGGTGTAGCAGATGCGTAAGATATGATGACTATGCCTGAACCGCCAGATGCTCCAGTTCCAGAAGAATCTCCTGTACCACCTCCACCACCACCAGTATTTGCAGTACCATTTGCACCTTTAGTAGTTCTTGCACCAGCGCCACCTCCACCAGTTGCTGTACCTGGTGTTCCACCGTTATAAGTAGAACCACCACCACCTCCAGCATATGCTGTAGATGTTCCAGAAATGGATGAAGTTACGCCAGATCCACCATTGCCACCAGTTGTAGAAGTTCCTGCTGCTCCAACACTTCCAGCTCCACCACCACCACCAGAACCTTGATTTGTGCCTGTATTACCAGCGCCACCAGCATAACCTTGATTTGCCGTGCCTGAACCACCAGCACCACCATATTGACCACCACCACCAGATCCACCATTTTTACCAGCAGCTCCATCAACATTTGATCCACCGCCACCGCCAGTTGATGTGATTGTGGAAAAACTTGAATCAGAACCATTATTTGTTGAAGTTCCAGTTGCCACACCAGCACCACCAGCTCCAACAATAACAGTATAGGAAAGAGTAGTATTAAGAGTTAATTTTTCTTCTGCCGATGCGCCACCACCAGATGTTCCAGCTGATGTTCTTAAACCGCCACCACCGCCACCACCTGATGGTGTATTAGGTACACCAGAAGAACCACCACCACCTGCAACTACAAGGAAGTCAGCAGTTACTTTTGTTTTATCTGCGGCAGATAGAATACCATAAGCTCTTGCGGCTTGTACGGCTAGTCTAGATAATAGTGACATTAACTAATTCCTACTTAAATTGAGTTTGAGCTGCGAATACTGTGAATGTGGCTGAACCTGTTTTAACAATAGTATAAGAATAAGCATCTATACTAGAAGCGTTACCTGCTGTCCATGCTGTACCACCTTGATATTTAGGTGTGACTGAACTACCATCTATTGTTACTGCATTATTATAATAGGCTGTTGCACCTTGTGTGACTAAGAATACAACTGTAATAGCTTCACCTGTAGCCATAGCTGTATCTAAAGATGTTCCTGAAGATGCTCTAAAGTTTACTGTCCAGTTAGCTGAAGCATTAGATGTATAATATAAAACTGACTGTGTAGTAACATCATAATTAATAGTGCCTGTAGCTGCTGTAGCTGATACTGTGACTAATTCTAAAGCATTTGTAAATTTAGATGCAATAGCACTAGATGTACCTGAGAATGTTTGTTTAGCAGTAAATGTAGTTGCTGTGCCTGGTGCTACATAGTCTGTACCAGCAGTAGCTGCAGTAAGACCAGTAGAGCCATCACCTTTTTGAAGTGCTGTACTAGAAGTTAAGCCAATAATAGTATCGCCTGACTGTAATTCTTGTATTGTTGTGCCATTAAGCACTAATCCATAACGAGTTGCCATAATTTTCCTTAACTTACTGTAACATTAATTGTTGAGCCACTTCTATTTAATACAGGTAAAAAACCATTAGCTAAAGCAACGTCAGCAGTAGTAGTGTCTCTTTTTGTGACTACCATTTTAGTAGGTAAATTACCTTGATAGATTGCTTTTTCTGCAGGGTAAGTAACAAAGACATCTTTTGTACCTGCACTAAAATTAACTGCACTTCCACTATTGCTAGACTCTAATATAGTGTCACGAGATAAAGTAGTGCCTGATAGTGTATATGTACCTATACCTACTTCCCATTCATTCGTATTGGCTAATTGAATAGTATAGAACGTAGTATTACTATCACCAATAACAGAGAATGATTGAAAGCCTGTAGCAGCACCACCTAATGTAATTGTGCCTGTGCCTGTGGTCGTAGTGGTTTCTCTTACCCTATCTTTAACGACTAGAGCCATGATTTATCCTTACGCTAATGTAACTGAAAGGTTACCTGTTGAAATCTTAAAAATATCGCCAGAGTCAATAGCTTTAGCTGTATCCAAAGCTGTATGGTATAAAAGATTTCCTGATGTTGCTGCATCATTAATACCAATCCAACCTACTGTTCCCCATGAAGCTGTTGCTGTTGGGAATGTAACATCTGCATCATTTAATACGTTGCCTGATGTGCCTGATGCTGTTGCAAATGATACTGCTGTTCTAGCATAGCTTGTACCAGATGTGCTAACTTCTGTACCTGAACCGTCATCTCCAGGGTTTGAAGTCCATAGTGATACATAGACTGTTGCTGGTGCTGTGTATGTTGTTGCGTTTAGAGTTGCATTTAAAAGTGCGTTCTCTAAAAAGTTACTCATTTCTGCCATGATTTTTCCTTTATCTTGGTGTTACGCTTAATGTTGTGTATGGATATGTTGCACCTAAATCACTCTTCTTAATATTCGCAATTGCTCTATCGTATAAAGCAGACCATGTAGCAATTCTTTGGTCGTTCATAAGATATGGTTCTGCCTCTGCTAGAGTTGCGTAAAGTAGAGCATCTGGATAGTATGCTAAGAACAAGTTACTAGCTGTTGTGCTAGAGATAAATGTAGGTTGAGCATAATATAAAATTTGAACTGTGTAGCTTGTATCAGGACCTGGTGCAAACTTAAATTCTGTACCTAACATTGTAAAATAGTGAGGTCTGCCTGATAATGTTGTTTGACCATCTCTAAAGAATAAGTCAGGTGACTGAAACTCTAGTAACACAGGTGGGTTACCTAACATGTGTATTTCTCTGACTTCTAAAAAGTCTGTAGGAAATCCTACTGTGCTATCTGTAGTGTCAGCAGTAGCGACTTTTAACATTCTTTCTGTTCTTAAATCACGAGTCATTCTAAATTGTGCCATCTGAATGAAGTCAGGTATCTGTGATGTTAAGTCTGTTCGTGCTAAGTAGTTTTCTACCGTAGTTACAAACGAGGTATAGTTAGTAAACGCCATCTAATTGTCCTTTTAGTCTATCCCAGCACTTGTCCATCTCATCTTTATGCCATTCACTTGCAGCTAATGAGCTTAACCATGCTGTTCTGTCAAAATATGTTAAGTTTTCTATGTCTTTAATGTTATTGGATACAGGGTTTGCAGGGCTATAAGGTGAACCTATGACAGGCACACCACGAATAAGTGCTTCTACATCTGCGACACTACCAAAACTCACAATGACATGAGCTTTTTCTAATGTTTGTTTAAAGTCACCTTCGCCTTTACGCTTAATGACAATCTTTCTCTCTGTATGTTTCCTAATTTCTTCTACTGTTCTGTCTAACCAATTAGAAGTTTGGTAAATATAGGCTATCTTTTCTGGTGGAGGTAACACAACTACGTTTTGACCACTACGATACTCGTGAACTTTAGGTGTTTCTCTATCTGATACACGCCAATCTGTGCAATGGTAGTTATTTACACAGAATCTAGCCCATTCTAAGTCAGATGACCTGTGAAAGTAACCATGGTCTATCAGAATATAGGGTATGTTTTGTTCTCTACAGGCTATTTGTATCTTATCTGCGCCATGTAAATTACCTACTATGACTGGAATAGACTTGTTATCCCATTGTCTTGTTAAAATGCCCTTACAATGCTTTTGCAAGCGTTTTAAGACGTTATCTCTGCGTTCTATGCCACTCAGTATTAACTGCATCTAAAACCTGTTCTACGCTTATTGCTTTGCTTTTTAGAAGGCAATGTTGACATACGCTATCATAAGTCCCACATGGCTCTGAACCGTCATGTATATTTCTATGGGTGTCATATCCTAAGTGCCTCGGTGAAGTAAAACCTGTCCAAATTACTACAGAAGGTATGCCTAATGCTGCTGCTGCATGATGTAAACCACCATCTGTGCCTACAAATAACTTTGCTTTGCTTAACATCTGTAATGCGTTTCTAAAGGTTGGTGTTTCTAGCCAAGTTGTTTTCTTATCAACTGTGACATCACCTAATTGTATCCATGGCAAGTCATGTTTTAATAACTCTTCCCAACCATGCCATGCTTTATTAACTGTGTGTGCGTAGACTCTTTTGACATTAGGTTCTACAACTATGTAATCACCATCTATCTTATCTATATCTTTTTGTTCTTCGTGACTAAAGTATATCTCGCCTACTCTAGGCTTATAGTCATCATTGAATAATAACTTACCTTTGTTTGTGCCTTTAAGATAAGGTCTACTGCCAGGATAGTTATTGACCCATACGACATCTGTATCTAGTTTCAATGCCATTCTAGGGTTATTAGAAAAGACTTGTATGTCAGTAAACATTCTACTGCCATCACCTAGCTTTACTTTCTTACCGGTTCTTTCGTTAGCTTCTTTAGCATCACCAGATGCCATTAACCAATCACCAAGTCCCATTTAATTGTTTAGCCACTTTATTAATAA